AAATCCTACTATTGATAATGCTAAAATAGATATTGAAATAGAAAAATTATGGAATAAACTATCTGCTGTCGAACAAGACACTTGGAATGGGACTAGTGCAAATACAACTTCTAGTTCATCTGCTAATAATATAAACTATGATTATTATAATTTAAATAATCTACAAGAAGCACGAAATAAAAAATATGCGGAAGAAATATTGAGTGGTGGTCGCTCAGCACAAAATAATGAAGTATGTCCAACAAATGAAACTCCAGCAAAATTTAAAGCGCGAACAGGATTAACATGTTATGAATTATGTGCTCCTGGTAAAGAACGAGACTCAACGGGACAATGTGTTCGTGCTTGTCAAAATGGAACATTTAGAGACCCAGCAACAAATACATGTGTAGCCAGAAGTTAACATAACAATCTAAAGAATAAAGATTTTAATTATAAAGATTTTAATTATAAACAATATTTACTTGACTATCAAGGTCATAATTATGACTTACATTCTCTCTGCTTCCTACTAATATATGATGTTTAAAACATTCACAACAATATGGAGTTTTTATTTTATATGATTTAGAATTTACTACTATTGTTGTGCTATTTAATGCTTCCTGCCACTTATGTATATAACGTCTATACCCATAGTTATGGAAATATGTAAATATTTCATATGTGTCTTCGTAACAATCAACATTTACACATTTAAAGAGCTCTTCGTATTTTCCTAGTTTTATTAGAAGCATTTGACTAGCGACTACAAAACTGTCAATCTCTCTATTCATAAACATAGAGGTTTGTTTTAAATTAATTAGGGATTTGTAATCAATTTTCACAATTTCAATTATATGCCTTAAAATATCATAAGGCATGGCGCACAATGAAGCAATTGTTGTTGTCATATTAATAGTAATTAGTTTTGTGCACTCTCTCTCTATTATTAACTAATAATTATTTATTAGGTAATAATCAATTTTATTTATACACTTTAAACTTTTATTATCAAATTTTTTATCAAACTTTTAATCAATACTTTTTTATTTATACAATAAAAAAGTTTTTTTAATATATATATTAAAAACATAATAAAATGTAGTTAGTAATATAATTAGTATGTATAAATTAAACAATTTATGGTCATGTTGGATACATTATCAAAATGACAATGATTGGACTATTAATGGCTATAAAAAAATAACACAATTTACTAATTTACAAGAACTAGTGTTATTTGTTGAAAATTTGAACGAAGCCCTAATTAAAAAAGCCATGCTATTTTTCATGAAAGAAGACGTTTTACCATTATGGGAGTCAGAAGATAATATAAATGGCGGCTATTTTTCTTATAAAATAAGCAATAATGATATTGTCGCATTATTCAAACTTATTGTGTATAAAATAATTGGCGCTAGTTTTATTGAAGACGAAGCAATTTTAGCTAACATTAATGGTGTTTCAGTAAGCCCAAAAAAGAACTTTTGTATTATCAAAATATGGATGAAAGACAAAAAAGTTCTTAAGTCATTGGATTTTGCTGTTAATAAAGACCCTTTTGCTATTCATAGTTTTTTTCCAATAGAACAACAAGTTTGTGTGTTTAAAGCTCACAAATAATAAATTTATCCGGAACCAGACGACGGTAACGGTGATAAACATAATTTGATTTCTCCAAGGGAAGCCACATTATATTTAACAATTAATGGTCTATTATTTTCTAAGTAAATTTCGATTTGATTACATAAATTGGTACATTTAATAAAATATACTAGGTTTTTGAGAGAATATTCGCCCTGAATAATTTTATTGTGCTGTTTATTAATCATTTGCATATTTGCATTATTTTCACTACGCCTAATTTCCGCTTTGGCAAATTGTCCGGCACATTTGAAAATCAACTCATTTTCAACAGATTTTATTTCTATTTTTTCCGAAATATTGGCCAAATCTCTAATAATTTTTTGGAAATCATTAGACGGCATATTAATAACAGACGAAAACTCAATGTTTGGGATTTCTAGTTCATCTTGCTCTGGCTCAATCAACTTTAATTTTTGTATTTTAGATTGCTTAATAGTTCCATTTTCAAATTTTAAACCTAATTCTGTGACAATACCTTCATTGTAGTCGTCATTTTCAATATAAATTGTGAGGGTGTCGTCGTTATCAATAGCCGTAATCAATTTAAACAAATGTAATATATTAACTCCTACAATGATTTTTTCATGCTTACACTCATAAAATTCAAAGTTTTCGGCTTTTAAAAACAAATGGACTAAAATTGTGTGCGTTTTATCCATATTTATAATTTTAATTCCTTGCTTTGTAAAAATAATGTTTGTTTCCAATAAAATGTCCTTTAGTGCAGCCATTAAAATGCGAAATGGCGCAATTTGGACTGTTTTTATTGTTAAAACATTATTGTCCCCACAATCATTAGATAACATAACTATTTTAGTTAAATAGTTATTAAATCTTTAAATAGAAATAGTAAATAGAAATATTTTATTATATATGGTTGTATAATATGCTAAATGCTAAATTTTTGATACTGGTTTTATAGCCTAAATGTTAATGTATTAGAAAATATTGATAATCCAACAACATTTTGAGCTTTCATAGTAATACTATTTGTTGTATTAGCAGGGAAATTTATTGGTGTTGGTTTTGAGTAGCTGTTGGATTGACTTGGATTGGAGTAGCCGTTGGAGTATCCGTTGGAGTAGCTGTTGGATTGACTTGGATTGGAGTATCCGTTGGAGTATCCGTTGGAGTATCCGTTGGAGTAGCTGTTGGAGTAGCTGTTGGAGTAGCTGTTGGAGTATATTCAAACTGATTACTTGTTTTTATCATATATACTAATACGTAAAAAGGGGGCATGTTTTCGTGACTTTGTGTAGCTCCATCTCCTCTGTTTGTGACACCATTTGTTGGAATTGTTGACGCTGTTATATCTGTAGCTGCTCTGAGCTTTGATACAAAAGGTAGTGAATTATTAAACTTTACAGATCCACCTACCGTCGCGTATCCGCTGCCACTGTGCGTATGTGATGGCATTTGACTCATATTTATAGTAACTCTCTCTTCGCCGCCAGACACATTAATTGCTCTATTAGTTAAACCATTAACGACTCCCGTTCCAGTTCGTACCCCACCACCCAATATAAACCTACTTCTTAAATCTGGTCTAGCAGGATTTCCCCCACCATCACATAGTTTCCATCCATATGGTAGAGTAGTAGAATAATATGCTGCAATTACTCCATTGGGAAAAGCATTATAAAGATGGTGTGTAGTTGCTACTCTAACATTATTAATAGTAATAGCATTTCCATTTAAACTTGTACTAATATTTATTCCTCTAATATTTGTATTGTTATCATTAATATCAATATTAACAATATTACCGCTGCTAACAGCATTAGCATTAATAGTAATAGCACTTCCACTTATAGTATGTGCAAGTAGCGTTCCTCTACTAATATCTAATAACGAACTTAATATAATAGCACTTGCATCTAGTGTTTTTGCTTTAATGCGACCCTGACTAATATCTAATAGCGAAGTAACATTAATAGCACTAGCATCTATTGTTTTAGCTTTAATATGTCCTTGACTGCTATCCAATAGCGAACTAACATTAATAACACTAACATCTATAGTTTGTGCTTTAATGCGTCCCCGACTAATATCTAATAACGAACTAACATTAATAACACTTGCATCAATAGTATTAGCTTTAATGCGAGCTTGACTGCTATCTAATAGCGTACTAACAGCTATAGAACTAACATCAATAGTTTGTGCTTTAATATGTCCTTGACTAATATCCAATAGCGAACTTAATATAATAGCACTTGCATCTAGTGTTTGTGCTTTAATGCGAGCTTGACTAATATCTAATAGCGAACTTAATATAATAGCACTAGCATCAATAGTTTTTGCTTTAATGTGTCCTTGACTGCTATCTAATAGCGAAGTAACATTAATAGCGCTTGCGTCTATAGTTTTACCTTTAATATGTGCTTGACTAATATCTAATAGCGTACTAACAGCTATAGAACTAACATCTATAGTTTGTGCTTTAATACGACCCCGACTAATATCTAGTGTATTACTAATGTCAATGTTAACACTACTAATATTATTACTAATTATATTTCCCTGACTAATATCTAATGTGCTACTAATGTCTATAGTAGTACTATAAATAATTTTACTAATTATGCGTCCTTTACTAATGTCTAATATGCTACTTATATCAATATAATTTGCTTTAATACGTCCATTGCTAATATCTAATGTATTAGACACATTGACAATAGTACTATTAATAGTGCTAGCATTTACATTCGTTACAGTAATAGAACCTTCTACAAAATCATTATAATTGTTAAGATTCCTATAAAAATAATTATTAGCAATTATAGAGGCACTAAATATATTATTTACTATTATATTTCCACCACTTATATGTAAAGAACATGTTGGATCTAAAGTATTAATACCTATTCTATTATTAGAAGTATCAATACATATTAAATTATTGGGATCAGGACTATAATCATAGTCACGTGAAGCGCTATTAATTGTGCTAACAATTTTATTATAGTCACTAGTTGACATAATAATTATTAATATAGTTATAGACAATAACTATTTTAATAATGGTAAAATAACTAATAATAATGAAAATAAACAACGCTTATATAAAATTATTAGGAAAATAATATAAATTATATTATATTATATTTGTTATGTTATATGCTAATTAATTAATCGTTATAGTAATTGAATTAGAAAAAAGCGAATGTCCTATATTATTTACAGCTTTCATTCTAATACTATTTGTTCCATAATCCATATATGTTATTCTTTTTGATGTTAATGGAGGCAATGCATAAGTATTAAAACTAACATTAGCATATATATCATACTCTATTATAGGAGAACCACCATTATTAGATGGTGCCCAAGTTATTGTTGCTCCAGAATCACTCCCTCCAATATTAGTGACTTACAAAAATAATGGTGCATTGGGCACATTTAATTATAAGTAATTATAAGAAAAATCATAATTAGTTGTTTTCATTATATATATTAATACATAATATGGGGGCATATTCTGATGTTCTAAAGATGAACCTGCGTTCGTGACACTCTCCGTACTAAGGGTTATATGCGTGTCATCTGCGGCATCTTCAAGTCCAGTATTGATATCATCATGAGTATTATATGCGTGGCTAATTATACCTGAATGGGTATGATGTGGTATCTGATATATCGTTAGACCAACATTCTCGAAACCACCAGAGACCCCTATTGTTCTCGCACTCAACAATGGGGATAGAGAAGGAGCACCAACTGAATAATATGATGCCCCTAATATGAACCTACCTCTTAAGTCGGGTGTATTATTAGAACCATCACATAAAACCCAACCAGGTGGTGGAGAACTATTATAATACGCTATAATTAAACCAGCTGGAATAGCATTTTTAATATGTTGCGTAGTTGCTACTCTAGCATTATTAATATTAATAGCATTTCCATTTACATTTGTAATACTAATAGTAATTCCACTAAAATTAGAGCCCATATCAATATTAACAATATTATCGCTACTAACAGCATTAGCATTAATAGTAATAGCACTTCCACTTATAGTATGTGCAAGTAGCGTTCCTCTACTAATATCTAATAACGAACTTAATATAATAGCACTTGCATCTAGTGTTTTTGCTTTAATATGACCCTGACTAATATCTAATAGCGAAGTAACACTAATAGCACTAGCATCTATTGTTTTAGCTTTAATATGTCCTTGACTGCTATCCAATAGCGAACTAACATTAATAACACTAACATCTATAGTTTGTGCTT